CAAAGAGAAAATTTCTACGGACTTGTTGAAAGAGGTCAAGATGCTATAGATGGTATTTTAGAACTTGCAAAAGAGGGTGAACACCCAAGAGCATATGAAGTTGCTGGAAATCTCATTAAACAAGTGGCTGAGGTTACGGAGAAATTAGGTGACTTACAAGAGAAAATGCGAAAACTTAAAGAAGTTCCTAATTCTGCACCCAAGAATGTCACTAATGCATTGTTTGTTGGTTCGACTGCTGAATTACAGAAAATGCTAAAAGGTAAGAGTGATGAGTGATGCTACATATCTTGGAAATCCTAATCTCAAAAGAGCGAATGTTCAACAAGAGTGGACTAAGAAACAACTGTTTGAGTACAAGCGATGTATGGAAGACCCTCTGTACTTCATACAGAGTTATGTAAAAATTGTATCACTTGATGAGGGTTTAGTACCTTTTAAAATGTACCCCTTTCAAAAAGAAATGGTTGGTACATTTCATAATAATCGTTTTACTATTTGTAAACTACCCAGACAGTCTGGTAAATCTACCACTATGGTTTCTTATCTATTACACTATGCGTTGTTTAACCCTAGTGTAAACATTGCTATACTTGCAAACAAGGCTGCAACTGCAAGAGATTTGTTAGGAAGACTGCAACTTGCATATGAACATCTACCAAAGTGGTTGCAACAAGGAGTTATGTCTTGGAATAAAGGTTCTCTAGAACTAGAGAATGGGTCTAAAATACTTGCTTCCTCGACCTCTGCGAGTGCTGTAAGGGGTGGAAGTTACAACATCATATTCTTAGACGAGTTTGCTTATGTACCATCAAATGTTGCAGAACAATTTTTTAGTTCTGTGTATCCAACCATTTCTTCTGGACAATCCACAAAAGTGATGATAGTAAGTACTCCTCATGGTATGAATATGTTCTATAAAATATGGACAGATGCAGAAGAAAAACGAAATAGTTATATTCCTATTGAAGTTCATTGGTCAGAAGTACCAGGCCGTGATGAGAAATGGAAAAAAGAAACTATTGCAAATACAAGTGAACAACAGTTTAATACAGAGTTTGAGTGCGAGTTTTTAGGTTCTATAGATACTTTGATATCTCCCTCAACATTAAGACGATTGACATATAGAACACCAGAACAATCTAATGCTGGTGTAGATATATACGAAAGACCTTTAGAAGATCACACATATGTACTAACAGCTGATGTATCCAGAGGAACATCAAATGATTATTCTGCATTTATTGTTTTTGATGTTACATCAGTTCCTTATCGTATGGTTGCAAAATTTAGAGATAATGAAATAAAACCTTTACTTTTTCCACAAAAAATACATCAAATCGCAAAAGTATATAATCAAGCATTTGTTTTAGTAGAAGTGAATGATATTGGAGAACAAGTTGCAAACGCAATGCAGTATGACATGGAATATGATAATATGATGATGGCATCTATGAGAGGTCGTGCTGGTCAAATACTTGGTGGTGGATTTTCTGGTGGTAGAGCTCAATTGGGTGTGAGAACCACAAAGGCAGTTAAGAAGATAGGTTGTTCTAATTTAAAACAATTGATAGAAGATAATAAACTCATAGTAGAAGATTTTGATGTAATTAATGAATTATCTACATTTATTGTTAAAGGGTCATCACATGAAGCAGATGATGGTTGTAATGATGATATGGTTGCGTGTTTATTTATATTTGCGTGGTGTACTGACCAAACTTATTTTAAAGAACTTACAAACAATGATATACGAGAACAGATGTATAGAGAAAGTCAAGACCAACTAGAACAAGATATGGCTCCTTTTGGTTTTGTTATCAATGGTTTAGAAGATGATAATATTGGAACTGCGATTGACGAATACGGAACAAGATGGAGTCCTATAGTAAGACAATATGATACTGATTGGTAATGGAAAGTCCTTGTGTTCAAATCTGTAAACTTATAGATAGTGTGTGTATTGGTTGTTTAAGAACAAGTGAAGAAATAACTATGTGGTCAAAGTACACAGATGAAGAAAGAGAAACTATTATTAAAGAAATTCAATCAAGTCGTTGTCGAGTTTAATCCAACAATTAGAACAAACTACTTTACATTGATTCATTAATTTATGTACTTGTTTTCTACTTTCGTCATTCGTACCAACTCGTTTCGCTTGTTTACGAATTTCTACATCATGGGGATAAAGTTTTAAACATACAGTTTCACTTTCTCCACAATGAATACAATGTTCATTATTAAGATGTGTATTCAACCATGCAACTCGTTTTCGGTAGTTCCTACGAGCTACCTTTTTGATTGTGTCTTTATATTTTTCATAATGTGTTGTCATATGATTATTTATAAGTTTTGTTACATATAAAAGTGGGTTTTTAGAAACTTCATTTTTATAAATATAAGGAAATAAGAGAGTACTCTAAAATTAAGGAGCAAAAATCATGTCATTTTTAGTCTCGCCTGGTGTTCATGTCAGGGAAATAGATTTAACAAATGTCGTTCCAGCAGTTGCCACCTCTATTGGTGCAATCGCAGGCGCATTTGAAAAAGGCCCAGTTAGTTCTGTGACAACTATTACGTCAGAAGAACAATTGGTACAAACATTCGGAAAACCACAAACATCAAGTAATCAGTTTGAAACATTTTTTTCTGCTGCAAACTTTTTGCAATATGGTGATAATTTAAAAGTAGTAAGAGCAGAAAGTGGATTATTAAATGCTGGTGCAAACTCTGGTATATTAATTAGAGATGATGACCACTACCAAGCATCTTTCCAAGATGGTTCTGGTTCTCATGGAGAATGGGCTGCAAGAACTGCTGGAACTCATGGTAACGGAATTGGTGTTGACATTTGTTCAAGTGCAAGAGCATTTAAACAACCACTAGGTACATTGAACTTAGTGAATGGTGCTGGTGCAGTTGGTGACTTATCAATAACAGTTGACAACCAAGATGCAACAGATGCTACAATCGCAGTTGGTGACATCATTTCTTTCCAAACAAATAACTCTGTTACTGCAACTGTAAATGGTGCAATCACAGTTGCAACCAAAAACTTAACAGTTGACGGAAACTCTGGTACAATCGAAGTTGGACAAAGAGTTATCGGTGCTGGTATATCAGATGGAGATGTAGTTGTTAAAGTTGCAACAGTAACTTCACAGACTGCATTAATACTCGATAAACCAATCATAGTTGGAAATGACGTACCTCTTGCATTTACAACTGATGCACAAGTAGAATCAAAAGGTGAGGAATATGAAGTAACTTCTGTTTCAAGTGAAGACTTAACAATTCGTTTATTAGATGATCCTGCTGGTGCTGGACTACAAACTGTAATTCCAGACAACTCATTTATTACAAGACGTTGGAGATTTTCTGACTTATTTGATGAGGCTCCTGGCACTTCTGCATATGCAACTCAAAATGCTCGTGGAGAAAAAGATGAAATCCATGTTGCAGTATATGACACAGTTGGTAATATTACAGGAAATGCTGTTGGTGTTGCTGGACAAAGAACAGCTGCAGTAATGGAAAGATTTCCAAATATGTCATTGAATCCAAATGGTAAAACACCACAAGGTTCTAATAACTATTATGTAGATGTTATCTTTGCAAAATCACAGTTTATCTACTGGACAGATCATCTTTCTGCTGGTTCTAACTGGGGAACAGATATTGCATCTGGTACAGATTACACATTAGTATCTGGTGTTGATGTTTCTACATTAACTGGTGGTACTGATGACTATGCACTAACTAATGGTGAAATCGCACTTGCATATGATAAATTTAATGATACAGAATCATTAGATATCAACTTAGTTATCGGTGGTTCTTCAAGTACTGCTGCTGATACTGCTGCAAATATGGACACTCATGTAACAATGATTACAGACCTTGTAGAAAGTCGTAGAGATTGTGTGGGATTTGTTTCTCCATATCGAGCTGCAACAGTTGGTGTTTCATCTTCAATTACTGCAACAAAGAATGTAATTGATGGTTTTGATTTATGTCCAAGTTCATCATATATGGTTTTTGATAGTGGTTACAAGTATATGTACGACAAGTATAGTGATGTGTATAGATTTGTTCCATTAAACGCAGATATCGCTGGACTTTGTGCATTTACAGATAATATTGCAGAAAGTTTCTTCTCTCCTGCTGGATTTAACAGAGGAAATATTCGTGGTGCAGTTAAGTTGTCTTACAACCCTACAAAGGCAGAAAGAGATCAACTTTACAAAAAACGAGTTAACCCTGTAACTAACTTTCCAGGCCAAGGAGTTTGTCTTTTCGGAGATAAAACTGCATTAACAAAACCAAGTGCGTTTGATAGAATTAACGTAAGACGATTATTCTTACTTCTAGAAAAGGCAATTGCGACTGCTGCTAAGTTCCAACTCTTTGAGTTCAATGATGAATTTACAAGAGCACAATTTAGAAACTTAGTAGAACCATTCTTGAGAGATATTCAAGGTAGACGAGGTATTACAGACTTTAGTTTAAAGTGTGACGATACTAATAATACTGGAGAAGTCATTGACAGGAATGAATTTATCGCAGATATTTTCATCAAACCTGCTAGGTCAGTCAACTTTATTACACTAAACTTTATCGCAGTACGAACTGGGGTTGCGTTTAGTGAGGTAGGAGGTTAATCATGGCACAGATAGATGACTTTAAAGCAAACTTAATCGGTGGTGGTGCAAGAGCTAATCAGTTTAGAATAACAATTACTCCACCGCCTGGCATTGCAATTGGACTAGATGTTCGTAGAACTTCATTTTTAGTATCTGCTGCAGCTATCCCATCAATTGAAATGGCATTTATTCCAGTACCATTTAGAGGAAGAAATATCTTCTATCCTGGCGATAGACCAGACCCAGGCGACTGGACAACAACTTTCTATAATGATACAGACTTTATGATACGAAATGCAATGGAAAGATGGTCTAATGGTATTAACGATTTCGCAAACAATACTGGACTTACAAACCCTGCTGATTTTCAAACTGATTTACAAGTAGAACAGTTAGATAGAGATGATACAATTCTAAAGACATATCTCCTTAGAAATTGTTTTCCAACTAGTATTGCTGAAATTGGATTGGACATGAGTTCAAATGACGCTATTGAAACATTTGGAGTAACTTGGAAGTATACACACTTAGAAGCTTCTGGTGTTAATTTCTAACCTACTAAATAGTACACAATAGTAGGAGATATTATGGCGGAATTATTTGGTTTCAAATTTGAAAGAATAAAAGACTCTGGCTCTCAAGAGAAGTTTACTGAACCTAGTTCAGAAGACGGAACTCTTGAGGTCGCTGGAGGCGGTTTTTATGGACAACTTCTAGATACTGATGGTAGAGAACGAACCGAGCAAGACTTGATTCGTAGATATCGTGATATTGCACAACAACCAGAGTGCGATAGTGCGATTGAAGATATCATTAATGAGGGTATTGTTTCAAACGAAAAAGACCAAGCAGTTGCTATTGAGTTAGATAGACTCGTTATGCCTAAAAGAATCAAAGAAAGAATTAGAGAAGAATTTGATTCTGTTTTACAGCTTCTAGATTTTGATACAAAAGGCCATGATATATTCAGACGTTGGTATGTTGATGGTAGACTATTTTATCATAAAGTTATTGACCAAAAAAATCCACGAAAAGGTATTCAAGAGTTACGATACATTGAACCTAAAAAAATTCGTAGGGTTAAAGAAGTAAAGAAAGATGTAAAAAAAGGAACTAGTGTACAATTAGTTAAAAATGTAAACGAATACTATCTTTATAATGACAAAGGCCTTAAAACTGGAACTACTGAAGGTATTAAGATATCTCCAGACTCTATTACTTATTGTCCAAGTGGATTAATAGATCAAAACAAAGGTCATGTACTTTCACATCTACATAAGGCAATCAAACCAGTTAATCAACTACGCATGATTGAAGATGCGTTAGTTATTTACAGAATTTCAAGAGCTCCAGAAAGACGTATCTTTTATATTGATGTTGGTAATCTACCAAAGATAAAGGCAGAACAATATCTAAAAGATGTTATGAATAGATATAGAAATAAATTAGTTTATGATGCATCATCTGGTGAGATACGAGATGACAGAAATCATATGTCTATGTTAGAAGATTTCTGGTTGCCAAGACGAGAGGGTGGTCGTGGTACAGAGATTACTACTTTGCCTGGTGGTTCTAATCTTGGTGAAATAGATGACATAGAATACTTCAAGAAAAAACTATATCGTTCTTTGAACGTACCAATTTCAAGGTTAGAGGCAGAGGCTGGTTTTAGTCTTGGTCGTTCTACAGAGATTACAAGAGATGAACTTAAATTTACGAAGTTTGTACAGAGGTTAAGAAAGAAATTTACACCTCTGTTTACTGATATTTTAAAAACACAACTTATTCTCAAAGGTGTAATTACCATAGAGGATTGGAAAAAGATGTCGCAACATATTCAGTACGACTTCTTACAAGACGGACACTTTGCAGAACTCAAGAAAGCAGAGTTGATGGAAGATAGAATTAATGCATTAGGTTCTATTGAAAGTTATATTGGTACATTTTTTAGTAAACAATGGGTACAGAAAAACGTACTAAATCTTTCTGATAGAGAAATTGATGATATGCAGAAACAAATGAACATAGAAGCTGGACTTGACCCAGATGAGGGTGGAGTTGATGTACCAGATGGTGGAGATGGAATTACAAGATATCCTTCCATTGATGGTGCTCCAATCCCAGCAGATGATGTTGCTAAATTAAAAGGTGAAACACCACCAGAAAATGGAGATAAATAATGAGTGCAGAAAATTTCGTAGATGAACTACAAAAAGGTAATAACTTAGGTGCTGAAGATGCATTTAAAAGTGCAATGACAGATAGAGTTGCACAATCACTAGAAGCAAAAAGAAAAGAGGTCGCTGGTTCTTTCGTAAAGAATCATATACCAGAAGTAGAGGAAGATGAAACAGTTTAATTCATTCTATACATCTCTCCCAGAGAAAGATGAACACAAGAAATCAAAACAGTATAAGAAACTTTCTCCGAAAATGAAAGATGCTGTTGATGATATTTTTGGTAAAATGGACTCTAAACCTTCAGATTTCCTAAATACTTTTGAAAAAACTATTAATCAAGTATCTAAAAAATATAAGGTGCCAGAAAAGGAACTTATGGGATATTTTGAAAAAGAAATGTTAGCATTTTAAGGAGTTAAATAATGTCATTCGTAACAACAACATTGAGAGATACAGTAGTCAATGCACCCAAAGCTGGTGGAATGGTAACAGTAAAAGCAGTTTTTGATAATGATACTGCAACCAATCTTATTCTAGACGGACATAGTTTAGATGGTTTTGCGAATGGAGCAAAGGTAGATTTACTAAGAGCATGGTGGTCTTTTACTCAAGGTACTGCTGCTGGAAATACTGGAGATTGTATTATTGAATTTAAAGGTGCATCATCTGATGTTGTTGCATTACATCTTGCTGGAACTGGACACTATGATGGTTCTGCTGGTGCAATCAAAGCAGCTGCAACAAACACAACTGCAACATCTTCTGATATCACAGCAGAAACTAGAGGAACATCTGGTTTTGTAATTTTAGAACTTAGAAAAGATGAAGCATATACTACATAAAGGATAGAACTATGGGTTATACATTAAAATTAATATCAGAACATATTGACCATGCTACTGATTATCTAATCGAACAAGATGAAAAGTCTGGTAAGAAAAACTATAAGATAAAAGGTATTTTCATGCAGGCTGATATTAAAAATCGTAATGGTCGTATGTACCCAAAAGAAATACTTATGAAAGAAGTAAATCGTTACAATAAAGAATATGTAAGTGAGAATCGTGCATTTGGAGAGTTAGGACACCCAGACGGGCCTACTGTTAATCTTGAAAGAGCATCTCACATGATTACTTCTTTACAACCAGAAGGTAATAATTTTATCGGAGAAGCAAAGATACTTTCAACCCCTATGGGTGAGATTGTAAAGTCTTTGATGGATGATGGTGCAAAATTAGGTGTATCATCTAGAGGCATGGGAAGTTTAG